GCTGAACAACTATTTAAACCTATAATTACAATTAAGCCAATTAACGTAAACCAAATTAGTGCGATTATTAGTTTAGTTTTCATACCTCAAAATTAATTTTACATTCGTTGCATTGTATTGTACAATCTGAATCAACTGCCAAACATTCAAAGTTAATTTGTTCTTCTTCGCCGCCAATTAAATCGTTTTTCAACTGTTGATATTCAGCGTTATTTTTTAGCTTCGTGTCGAAGTAGTAAAGTATTTTGTTTAGCTTAGTCAACTCCTTACCTATCAACTGACATTTAGTGTATTCGTCAAGCCAGTCCGCTTCTAATTCTTTGATTTTATCCGCTTGTTTTTGGATTGTTTCTTTTAGGTGTCGTTCGTTACTCATTTTATTATTTATTAACTATTTTATTAAATTTTTCTAAAACATATTTATTTGCTTGAATTTCAACATCTTTTTTAAGACTAAATTTAGTAAGTAAAACAAAAGAATCTATAAATTCTTTTCCTTCTAATTTTTCAAATTCTTTTTTGAATTTTTCATAACCGCCATCAACTAAATAAAACGCTAATGCTTCAACTAAGCAAGTTCTTTTGCTTTTTGCTCCTTTTGGTTTTCCAGTATTTCCCGAAATAAATCTACCTTTGCTATCTGTATTCATTAATCAAAGTTTTTAGATTCTGCATTTCTCAAATCAATTTTTACATCTGCTGTTTTATTAAATTCAGCAACTTTCATTTTTGTGTTCGCTAAATCTAATTCGTACTTCATAGCATTATTTACTTGTTTTGCTAAATTTGCTTGTGCTTTTGCTGTTTCAACATCAATTGTGTTTTCGTCTAATTTCTCCATTTGGTCAAATAAGAAAGCAATTAGGCTTTTGTTGTTTACTGGTTTCATTTCGCTTGTTCTTTAAGTTGTTGAATTTCTTGATTTTTCGCTAATATCTTTGCGTTTTTGCGTTTGTCCTCTTGGAACATATCAGTAAGTTGATTTGAAAGTACATTAATCCGTTCGTCTTTTTCAACGATTGAATCTAACAACTCGTTGTTCTTTTTTACTTCACGCTTGTAATAGCGTTTAAGTTGTTTGTACTTAAAGTAGTGGGTAACTCCAAAAGTTACCATTACGCCCATCAAGGCTAAAATTGTAATTGCTTCAGTTTTCATATTGTTGTTATTTGTGTTTTACTAACTTGTATTTCTTTGCCTTCAAAAAGAATAATCGTGTAATTCAAATACCTGCTAATTATAGCGCATTCAGTATCTTTATAAACGCAAGTTCTATAAGGAATAAAGTATTTCGTTCCCTTTGGTAATTCGTGGTTTTGTTCAACTATCTGATAGCTTACAAGTCCGTTAAGTTCTATTTTTAATAAGTATTTCATATATTAGATTTTGCAATTATATACATTTTTCCGTTAATCAATTCTTTTCGTGTTTCTCGGTCGGGTTTCGCTGTGTCTATTTCAAAAGTTTCAAAAACAACCTCGATATGATTTTCAATGTAGTTTTCTTTTTCCCTACCCTGCCGAATATTTTTAACAAGGTTTCGTAAAACTTCATTCAAGTATTGGTCGTTATCGTAAGTGAGTGAAATTGTTACGTGTTTCATTCGATTACCTCCAATTCTGCTAAATAGTTTTCTAAACTTTCAAGTTCGTTTTCAAATCTAACTAATCCTTTTAAAGCGTGAATACATAAATCGTTTAAATCTTTTTCTAAATATTCACGTGTTATTTCGTTGTAAACTTTAACGTTAGTTTTTAGCAATTCAATATGTAGTTCTGTTTGTTTAATTTCACTATATATTTTCTCCCAATCTAATTCTTTGCCGTCTTCGCATTCGCAAACAACGTCTTTATAAACGATTTCGCCCATTATCATTAACGGTTCTTCAATCATTCCAGAACCGTCGCATCCTTGACAAACGGTTAAAAATTTTTCTCTTAGTGTTTCCATACTGTAAAATTAAGGTTTAAAATTATTGTGTTTTTTGTTTTTGTGTTAAGCGGTTAATATTAATTATAAGCGGTAAAAGGGGTTTTTACGCCCCTTGTTTGTTTAGTTTAATTAACTTTTAATTTAAGACCTTTTTTTAATTTATAATTGTAATTCAAACTGTAATAAGTGCAAGCACGTCCCATTCTGTCGTATGCTGATTTTAAAACAACCCCTTTCCCGTCTGTTGTTTTGTAAACCTCTTCATTATAAGAAGTTATGTAAACATCACTTGTGTTTACTTCTAAATTTGTTGCTGATAAATACATTTCGTTAGTTTTAAAGTGTCTACAAATATAAGTACTATTTATTAATTAAATGCACTTTTTTTAATTTATTTTTAATTTATTTTATAACTTGTTGAAAATCAAGAATAAAAAAAGCCGTCTGAATTAACAAACGACTTAATTAACCTTAAAAACACAATATGGAAAACAAATATAGTGTTTTTTATTTATCTATTTTCTTATTCCAAACATTTATTCCAATAGCCGTTGCGGAGTAACCTAAGAACATCAAAACAATTTCGTAATGAAATCCACACAAAGCAACCCCAACCGCCACCCAAAACGCTGTAAACGACGCTAGACGCTTTTGCTCAAACTTTCCGTTGGGTGCGAGAGTATCGAGAATTATTTTTTTCATTAGGTAAAATTGCTATTAATCGTTTTGGTATTTCAAAAGTATTATTTACGTGGCGTTGAATCAAAACCTTATCTTCGTAACAGTCGTATAGTTTCGCTTCAATTTTTTCGATTTTAGCTTCGTTTTTTAAAGTTGCTAAATAAAGGTAAACAATTGCTCCAATAAAAAAGAAATTTTTAGCACCGTATTTTTGTAGTAATTCTAACCCGTCCTTAATCATTGTTAATCCATTTAGTATATTCAACAGGTGCGACATCGTGCCACTCCCAACCGTCGTAGTTCTCTTTGTTTTCTGAGTTCAAAACCTTGCCATCAGGATAAAACACCTCATTACCAGTTAGCCACTCTTCGTATAAAAATTTATAGTACATAATTATATTGTTACTGTAAAACCTTTCAATGTTGCTATTGTTACATCACAAGTTGCTGCGCCTGGATTTCCCGTAACAACTATTGTCTGTGCTCCAAATGCTGTACCTAAACTTGTAAAGAAATTATTTATTTCAGTTGCTGAAAGTAAATTGTTAGCCACCGAAATTCCCCTTGTTAAACCAGTTGCTGTAAATTTTTGAAGTGTAACAACGGTGCTAAACATAAATGATGTAGCTGTAACATTTGCCATGTTAAAATTCAAAATAGCAAGTGAATTAGCTTGCTGAAACATTGTAGTCATACTATTAACATTCGCTGTGTTAAAGAATGGTACATTTTGAATAGATATACAATTACGAAACATATCTATCATATTAGTTACACTTGCGGTGTTAAACAAGGGAACTGAATTTAAAGAACTACAACCCGAAAACATTGATTGCATATTTGTTACACTTGCGGTGTTAAATAAAGGAACTGTTTGTAACGATTGACAATTCAGAAACATCGATGACATTGTTGTTACAATTGCTGTATTGAACAAAGGAACTGTTCGTAAGGAATTACAGCCACTAAACATAGTAGTCATTGTTGTTACACTTGATGTGCTAAACAAAGGAACATTTTGAAGCGAAGCACAATTTTGAAACATTGTAGCCATACTATTTATTGCTCCAATTTCTTTTATCCATATACGTTCAACAACTCTATGTAAAACTGTTGTTCCTGTTCCTATCACTAAATTAGTCGATGCACCCGTTACATTTGGAATATTCATAACTAAATCCATAAATTGCGAAGTTTTACCTACTGCAATTCCCGTTGGTGTCTGTTGTAAGTCTATCCTTGTAATGTTAGCCACTCCCGTAGGAATTACCTTAATTAGAGCTTGTCTCCACCCCTCACTTGTTGGGTTTGAAACACTTGCATAAGTGTAGCTGTGTTCTGCTTTAACTCCACTTAAAACATTTTCAAGTGCTGAGCCATCACCCCAATCAACTGTGTAATTTCCAGCAAAAGTAAAAGCTACCTTATTACCACCGATAACATTATAAACTGCTACAAGTCCGTAGAATACTTGTTCACCTGGTGCAATACTTGGAATAGAAATCCAATCGCTTGGGCGTTGCCAATCTGTACTTGGTGCTTTTGCTTTTATATAAGTACTCATAAACGTGCTGTGTTAAGGTTTACTACACCTGCTGTGTTCAAAGTTACTGTAATTTTTGCACCCGTTGCTATTGAAACGCCAAACGTATAAGCTGAATCGTTAACTAAAATAGTAGTAGTAGGTGAATTTGTTATCGCTGTAACTGAATCAATTTGAAAAGTGTACATTGCGTAAAAGTCAACTGTTAAAGCATCAATACATTCAACTGTTATTTTTGGATTTGTAAAGTTTGTTTTCTGCGCATCTGTTTGGTAACGTTTATCCGAACTATCTGCAATATCAGCTGTTGTTGCATCTGCACCGCTTGTTACTAATCCTTTTGCATCGAATGTAATTTTTGTTTTCGTTGCACCCGTAATAGCTGAATTTGTAGCAACTGCACCCACATCACTCGCTGTTAACGTTCTATTTGCGCTTAAATCGTAACCGTTGATTGTTCTTGTTGTTGGTACAAAATTAGAATCAGGTAACGAAACATAAGAAACCCACGCTCCCGAATGAAACACTCTAAAAATACTTGTTCCAACGGTATAACCAACTGAATTAATAGTTGCCGTTCCATTTCTCACGAATACTCGATAACCTTTTCCCTCAACGGGCGTTGGGTCTGTAAATGTGCTATTTGCTACTACGGTATAACTTGCATCGTTTACTGCTGTTTGATTAGTTGAAACTACAACGGCTTTTGATTGTACGTTTGTTAAATTTATGTCTAAACTCATACTGTGATATTTATTACTGAATTAGGGTCTAAAGTTACAATACTTCCCGTTTGGTTTAATATGCCATCAACATAAACGTTTACTGTTGTGTTCGGTAGTTCTAAATTTGTGCTTGTTGTTACTAAATAACTATCGTTTGAATTGCTTACAACAACGCTCGCACCCGAACAAGTGTAAACCCCACCCGCTAAAACTTGCACCGAACTTGCGCCGTCCGTTACCGTTACATTCGGGCAACCGCTTGTGAAACCAGTATCGCAAATAGTCATATCGGAAACCATTATAACATCGAACGTCATCGCCCAACCTGCTAACTTATTCTCAAATCTATCTGTAAACGGTTCTAATGTTGCGTCTCCGTCCATCATAATATAATCAGGGTTTAAATCCCCTCGTTTCATTATGTCGTGAACTCGATTTAACGCTTGCAACATTGCGTTCATTATAGACGGTTCAAGGTCGTATTTTTCCTTACTGTCTAAAATATCCATCGCTAAAACAGTAATATTAAAGCGTTGCATTTTACCTTCGATACTTGCTGAATTGATGATAATATGCGCTAAAGGGAAAATCGTTTGTTTAGCTAAATCAATATCGCTAATTTGCCCGTCAGTAATTGTGGCAATTAGGTTAGTCGCTTGTAACTGCGCTCGAAGTGTATCAAGTATTTTGAAGTAACTCATTTCTTTTCCTTTGGTTTTTCTTGTTCAATTTGTTGAAGGAAAACCATTAATTTTTCAATATTCTTTTTTGAACGCTTTTTCATAAAACCCAATTTGTAAAATTAGTATCTGAACTCGGATAAATGTCACCGTTGCTGTTGCTGTTGTATTCAGGGAATAACGCTTGATTAAAACACATATAATCAACAAATCTACTGCTGTAATGATTAGCCGTTTGCGTTTGTTTGTCTATAAGTAAAGATAGTTCTAAACGGTCTATATTCTCGCTTTGTTCTGCGTTGTGTTTATAAACACCTTTGTTTCCTATCGTATAAGCTGAATACGGTAAATACTCTACCATCGCCCAGTGAATAAGCATAGGTTTAATATACGTATTTACTAAAGTCAAATAATTACCCGCTAAAGTGTTTGTTATAATATTTGATTTTATACGCTCCAATAAATCCGTCCCTAAATATTTTTGAACGTGAATATCTTGAGCAATTTTAATATATTGAATAAATTTGTCGGGGTCAACGTTTCCGTTTAAAGACGTGAATTTAACCACGTCATCCCTTGTTATAATTAGTGCCTCTGCCATTATTGAAAACGTTTATTTGTTGGTAAAAATCCGTTAAACGGCATATCTTTTGGAAGCGTTGAAACAAGTTTACTATTAACAACTTTGTAACCTAACTTTTCAGCTTTTTTACCTGCTATTTGTCGTGCTGTTTCAACATCAATTGCTTTGCCTTCAAAAGTTGCGTAAACCGCTTTATTCCACCTATGGTTACAATCCCCACCGCCTTTATACAACCAAACAGAATAAGTATCTACTCCTTTCGGGCCCCAACCTGGATTAACAGGCATTGTTTCCATTTTTATAATATCTTCCTTTCGATAAACTTTATTTGAATTCATCATTGCTTTACAAAAATCTCGGCTATTTTCTGACATTTTACCTGCATAAACGTAACGTGTCAAAAATTTAATTCCGTCAATTGTTGAATCTTGTTTACTTGTGATGTTTGGTCGTGCATCGCCAGTACTTATGAAGTTGTAAACCTTACTCAAAAGTGACGGCTCTAAGTCCTTAGATAGCATTTCGTTTTCTTCTTCATCGTTTTCGTAATCAACCTCTTTAATGTCAATCAAAACCCAATCTTTTCCAACCTCTTCGCCAAATGCACTAATGTCGATTTGTGAACTCAATTCCGTTCCCGTTTCCTCTTGTTTATCTTCGCTCGATTGCACGTTTTCCAAATCCGTAAACTCCAAAGGTTGTAACGTCTTAAAGAATAATTTAGCGGTATTTCCGTTGAAAGATGTTATTTGTTCTAATCCATCTATCAAAAGTTGCTGTAACGGTCTAATAACCATATTGTCGAACAATACAAACGCATTCTTTAATTCATCTGCATTGCTTCCGAAACCGTTTGCGCTTCCTAAACCTAATAACAAACCGCTTGTAATCGAATGCGAAACCATAATTTTGCGCTCGCATTCAGTTGATAAATATTGATAGTGTTCGGGTGCATCGTTTAAAGGAATATCGTCAACCGTTGTTGCTGTTTCTTTATTATTATTAAATCCAACTATTACTCTTTGTCCTTTACTACCCGTTAGCTTGTTTTTAATTTGTGATTGTAACAAATTTTGCGTTTCAATATCAGGTTGCCCGTTGTTGAAATTTACTACTTTCGTGCCACTAAAACCATTTTGAACCTCGTTAATAAGGTAATCACTTACTTCCTCCTCTAATAACGCATAAGACGTTCCTGCTACGTAATCTGGCAAAGCAAAATACTTCATTCCGATTGCATAAGGTCGAATAACTAATATTTCTACTTTATCATTTGAACTTTTAAATGTAGCATATTTCTTTGGTGGGAATTTCTTAACGTCTTCCCAGTTATTTGAATAGTACCAATTGTTAATTTTACCTTCATCGTCGCATTTTTCAGGTGCTAAAAGATTCATTTCAATATGAAACGCTTTTAGTATTTTATCGTGTTTGTCATTATAGTGTACTTGAATTGCACATTGTCCTAATGTCTTTAAATCAAAGCAAAGTTTTCTTAAACAATCCTTGTTAAACAAAGCCATTACTTGAGCATATTCAGCAGGTTTACGGCTCGCATCAATTACTCCTAATCCTTTTCCATACATTAAACGAGTAACGTTGTTTATAATAGATTGATTAGTTGCGCTCTTTCTATAACGGTCAATAAGAAATTGAAAGTAACTATTGTTTTCGCCAAAAGTTACATAACCTTTTTGTTTAGATTCTATTATTTGCGGTGCTTCGTATTGCGCCAAATTTATTACGTCTATATTCATAGCATTACAAAATCATTATTACTTGAATGTTCGTCAGTTTGCAACCCTGCTTTATAACACCAAACCTGCTCGCTTCCTAAAAAATTAGTAAGGTTGTATAATTGCACGATATAAAAACGCCCTGCTTTTAACGAATACACCGCTTGAACTCCGATGTAATAACCGTAATCAATTATAGTCGGTGCGTTAATTGTTGCGCTTGTTCCTGCTTCTTGGTCGATTACTACAATACTTGTTATCGTTGTGCTACGTGGCGCGCATTTCAATATTTGGCTTGAGGCACTTACTTGTAAAACATTCATATTTATAAAACTATTAAAGTAGAAAACTGTTGCATAAAAAAAAAGGGTTACATTTCTGCAACCCTCTTTCTATGGAGACAATCAAACAAAAATCTAAACTGTTGTGAAAGACGCTAAAGCCGTTAAGTCAGTTAATAGACCTGCTTCCGTGTTACAATCAATAATATTTGCTGGCAAAGATTCCATGCCCGTGAACGTCAAGGTATAACCGTTCAAGTCACCTGCTTCCGTACCCATTGCGATAGTACCTGCAGTTACGTCCATTCCTCTTTTAAGTCCTGCGATTCTAAAGGTATTGTCACGCCCTCTAACAATAATATGCGGTCTTCCGTAAGATAATAATTTAATCATCTTAGTAGTTTTCGCATCTTGTTTTTTAAGCGTGATAGTTAATTCTTGATTGAAAAAAGTAGTACCGTTGTTTCTATCTGAAGTGATAGTTTCTTGATAGCTATTAGTTCCTTTCAATTGAAACCTGAAACAAGCTGTTACGTTTGCAATCGCTGTAATCATATCTTCTAACCCTCCCGTTGCGGAATAAGAAACATCAACCTCGGGGTTAAAATCCCCGAAGTTAATGAAATACACAGCGTCTAATCCACCGATTGAATCTTTACAAACTTCTTGTCTTCCGTTAGCTAAGTCACACATAAGTCTTAGTTTACAGAGTTAGTAACGTTGTATGTAACAATGTCCTCAACGATTCCGTATTGAACACCTGCGGTCATTCTCATAATGATTCTAACGTTTTGTGAACCGTCAGTATCTGCCATATCCAAAAGTCTAACCTCGTTTGCATCGTTAAGTAAACCAGTTCCGAATACTAAATTTTCTTTAGTTGTTGCAATCATTGTAGATGCAGGAAGTCCAGGTGCGTGTGCTAATTTAACACCCTCGAAAGGAAGTATTGCACCACCATTGAACCACATTGAACCTTTACCGTCGATACCATTTGCTCCTAAGTTAGTTGCGAAACCACCTAATGCACGAACGTATAATCTAAATACGTTTGTAGAAACGTAGATATGAAAATCCTCACGTGCTGAAACTGCTAATGGAGTAGCGTCTAAAACTTTTCCTATTTCTGCAATTACGTTAGTTGATAACAAACCGCCACCTACTAATGCAAGTTCTTGCGCTGTTGGTAATGCAGGGTCTAAAGCTAACAAAGTAGTAAATCCGTCAAACTCTCCGTTTACAGATGCAACACCTCTCCAAATGTTTACTTCGTTTTCCGAAGCAACTTTTTCAGCGTATTGTGCTAATAAGAAATCAGTAAATGATTTCGGCATTACGTCAAATGCTGAATAACCCATTTCGATTGCGTCCCAATCATTTCTGAAAGTTGTTTTACACAATTGACGGTTAACTTGTAATTCTTTAGGTTGAATTACTCTTTCTGTTAAAGTAATCGTTCCTGCAGGGTTAAAGTCGCAAGATGCGTTAGATAAAAGTTTGTCAGTTGCAAGTCTTTTCATTACTGACTTGAACTTAACGTTTGGCATAATAGTAATTAAATTACTTGCCAAAGTTGGCGCAGGCAATAAAGCCGCTGCGATGTACTTACCTGCGAACTCGCCAGCGTAAGTAGTTGTAATTGATGTAGTTGTACTCATTTTTTATAAATGTTTTTTAAATTAAACTGCTGTTAAAGTGATTGCTCCTGCTGTAACACCTGAGCCGTTCACATACCAATTTGTTCCGTCACAAACTAATTCTGCGAAGTCACCGATTGATTCTGCTGATGCTACGAAAGAGATAGTGTTTTCGTTAACTCCTGCAACGTGCGCTCCGTTAACTAATACGCTTCCCTCAATTTTGTTAGTAAGTGCTTTTACAGTCCAATCAGTAGTTGCAAATGCTAAACCTACGATAAACTTGAATCGTAAACCTGCTGATGTTGCTACTGCGGGCAAAGTAACTTGTGCTCCTGCTGCTGCTTTTAATATTAATACTTTTCCGCTATCCTCTGCGGTTAAAGTTGTTGCGCCTGTTACGGCTTCAACTACTGCCAACTGACGTTCTTCGTCGTTGGTTACTGCTAAATAAGTTGTACTCATTTTCTTATTGGTTTATAAATTTCATTACTAAATCTCTTGTGCTTTTAGGTGCTTCTACCTTTACTTTTTCTGTTGGCTCTGGATTGTGAACAATTGCTTTTGGTTCTTCCATTTGTGCTAACTGTGTTTTCAATGTTTCGTTTTCTAATTTCAATGCTTCGTATTCTGAAAAGAACGTTTCTTTAACCATTGATTCAACCGTTTTTTTAACCGCTGATTTTTCAATCATTTTTTCTTCGTCTTTTTTCATTTCCTCTTCGGGCATTTCCTCTTCTGCGGGTGCTTCCTGTTCTTTGATTTCTGCAATTACACCTTCTTGAGTAACAACTAAAAGCATTCCGTTTTCAACAACGTATTCACCAATTGGCAAAGGTATTTTTTGGTCGTCTTCCGTTACTACAAAAATTTCGTTATTCGCTTCAAAGCTATCTGCTTCAATTACCGTAACACCGTCGTTAAGTTTCATTTGCTCCAATTTCACTTCGATATTCAAAGCGATACAAATCTTTTTTACAATTTCTTTATAATTCATTTGACTTTTTTTTAATTAAACTATTCTGTTTTTGTTCTGTTGCACTTTAGCGAATTATTACCGTTGTATTTTGGCTCGGATTTATTACAATTTGCGTCCCACCGCTTACCGTTGAACCGATGCCTTGTTGTGATAATTCGCCCTCACAACATTCTTTGCGATACTTACCGTCTTTGCATAAGCAACCACGTTTTCCTCCTTTAGGTGATGTTGTTTTTGTTGGCATATTATTGTTTTGAGTTTAAATAATCGTTTAATTGCTTTAATTCGTGTTGTAATGTTTCTTCTGTATTTATTAAAATTGTATTTTGAATTTCTATGTTTTTAATCATAAATTCTTTTTTCAATTCTAATTCTTGAATAAGCAACTTTTGACCTTCAATCCACAAATCTTGTGACTTTTCAAAATCCGACATAATTATTTAAGATTGTTTTTAAATTCATCAACTATTTCTCTTGTATCTACAAATTTATTTCCCCAAACACCAAGTTGAACTCCGTCAATTAAGTTTGTTTCTTGAGGTAATTCTAAACCTAATTGTTCTGCTTGATTTCTTAATTTTGTAAGTTGTGAACTTAAATCTAAAACTTTCTTATCTAATAAATCAACTTCTTTTTTTAATGTAACTCCTTTAGTTTCGTGTTGACCAATTAACTGTAAAATTTTTGAAGACTCAGCTCCCCAAGAATCTCTTTTGCTTACATGACTTTTCCATTCTGAAACGATTTCTTTTTTTAATTTGTTTATGTCGTCCATTAAAGCCAATTCTACTTTCTGTGATTCCAACTTTACCGCTTCTTTTTCAGATAGCTTGTTGATAATTTCTAAACTTGTTTTCATTTTATTATTTTTTATTTATTTAAAGCGTGATATAAATATTGGCTTTCTTCCGTGTGTTCTTTACCAGTCATTAAACGACCGTCTTTATCTTTATGTGTTTCTCCGTCCCAAATTTTACCGTCAATAGTATAATGAGTTTGTCCCTCCTCAAGTTCTTGCTTTCTAATTTGCTCTAATTTTCTACTTGCCCACTCAATACCTGCATCGCCACCCCAACAAAGCCACATCAATCTTCCGCAACCGTCCCCTAATTCCTTTTGTGAATTTTCTTTATGACGTGCAAAACTTGCCATTCTTGCAATCGTGTCTTCGCTTATATTTTCCCCGTTCGCTAATTGGTTTGCTCGTGCTTTTCCAACCGCTGTTCCACAATCACCCCATCCGTTTTCCTCAACCCAA